CTCAACCATTGCAGCTGAGAGCCTACCTCTGACTTGAGTAGCACCCATAGATTTATGAGCGTAATCTCTAATCAGAGAAGCTTTAACAAAGTGTTTGCGTGTGTCATCTACATACGCACCACTTATCTTGTCGTACTTAACAATTACCAAGTCAATGCCTTTCTTAAGCCATCTGGTAAATCAATTGGATCTACATCATTGATCACTTCATAAACACTGCCATTAGGATGTATTGAGGGTGGTAATACAACATAACCTTTATGTTTAATATCTATACCAGCTATCAATTTACCTTTAAATGGCAAGCTTGGATCAGCCTTAAAATAAAAGTGGTAACCATCATCAGTCTTGACAGTGTGTGTATTTAACTTCATGCACCACTGAAAATAGTTTTGCCACTCTTGTTTGCTTACGGCATTACGCTTATCAAAATCTAAAACTACAAGACTTGATTGCACAATGGCCAAGCCAATGTTTAGATTAGGATCATTTTTAAACCATTTTTTAACCAATGATTTATTGTTACTTGCATCAAGATAACCATGTCGTAAAAACTTACATGGCTCTTTAGATTGTGATTTTAAAGGCATAACAAACCAGCCTTTCTCAACATAGGCTAACGCGTTCAATGGTTCACCTTTTGATTGTTCATGTACTCAGCTAATAAACCAAACAATTTAGATTTTAATCTACGCACTGCATCATCTGGTGTTTTACCAACAGCCATAAAACTGCCTAGCGCATTTGTTGTACTTGCAAGATAGCTGTCAGTATCTTGTGTGTATTTAAAATCTATCTTGCTTTGTAACACACTCTCAATAACTATGATCATACGCGCACCCAAGACCCTGCATAATCAGTTGTAAAACAATATTGATCCATAGCATTGTCATAAGAAATACTGTAATCATATTTATTTTGTTGTAAAAACAATGTTGCCAATACAGCTGAGGCATAATTTTCTACCCAATAAATGTATTTATGTGACCAACAAATTGTGTCCTCAAATCTATCTTTTTGAGTTAACCAATCTGTCTCACTAGCCCATTGCATTTGTGCATCAGTCAAACCTTCAAACTGGATCTTACTTATTTTCATGTTAACCCCTTCCAAGGTCAATTGCATTTACAAAAGCAATTGAACCAGATCTAACTGACAAATGCAACTACCCAAAGGCTTTGCCTAAAGCTGTAAAGCTGCCATCATTGTTAAACCTGATCATTTCAAAGCTCACATTACCCCTCTTGACTGTCATTATGACTGCCCCAGCCTGCCAATTGGCATAATGGCCGTATTTAGCCAAATAAGACATGGATTGTAGGTTGCAGGTATGTCCTACCTCAACACCCACTAAAACCCTCTGTAATCGGCCATTAAAGGCCTCTGAGTGGCATTGGTAACCCATCCTGTGCGTATGCCCTGAAATTACGCTTTTGCCCCACCTGCGTGCGATCCCCAAGGCCGTTGAACCGCCGACACGCGATATGTTTCCCTCATCCCCATGACAGAGGACAAAGTCAGTCCCAGGAATTTCAAAAGGCTTTTTTGCAAAATAGATGCCCATCCGATCAAAGTCCATAAACTGCTCATACTGCAGCTCTGGTAACTCCATAAGTCCAGGTACAGCCATCAATGATTTAAATAATCTATCACCATGATTAGATCTTGAAACTACATCTGTTTTTAAATCGAATAAAATATCTTGGCATAACTGTCTGTCAGCATTTAATGTTTGTTGAAATGACTCAGCTTTACCTTGAGAAAATTTTGACAAAGTATTTAAATCAAGTTCATCCCCAACATTTAAAACTAAATCAAATTTAAAAGTTTTAACAAGTTTTTTTAAGTTAGCAATAGCCGCATCAAATTGAAAAGGTACTTGAAAATCACTACAAATTAAGTAGCGTGCATTAGCGGTTTTGTCGCGCTTAATCGTCATCCTCATCAAAGTCATCTAAAGGATTTTTAATAGGATCGGTAGGGTTAACAATCCAATCAGGATAACTTGATCTGTCCATTGCAAATGCAAGTGCGTTGCCCTCACTCATGCCAGCTTTTCTGCAAGCTAAATAAACTTCATTGGCTGCAATAGCCCAAAAATCTAATTTAGTAAGTACAGAGTCTTTTGTGGTTTTGCGTTTTGGCGCAACCTTTTTTTTGACTTTGCGTTTGCGTGTAGTTGCCATAGGATAAGTGTAAATCACACAATGCCTGCTATAGCCCTGTGGACACCTTCCTCTAAATCTATTTTTGGCGTGTAATACTCACTCATCATGGCAGGGTTACCGACCCTATAGGCCACCCCTGCAGGCTTATCTGTCAGGATGTTAAACTTAGGCATCTTGTCCACGCCTAATGTCCTTAAAGCTATTTGAGCTAGTTCAAGGAAAGTGGTCGGCCTACCTGTACAAAGATTGACAGTTTGATTGCACTCATTTTTGACCATTGTTATGACTGCATCTACGACATCATCAATGTGTATAAAGTCTCTAGTAGTCGTAGCCCTGCCCCATATATCAAATGGATTTGAGTTAAGTATAGCTCTTTGTATGATGCTAGGGAAAGGATAGGTTAAATCTTGGTCAGTGCCATATCCGCTAAAAGGTCTAAGTATTAAGACCTTAGTGCCAGTCTCTCTTAAATAGTGCATTAGGGTCTCACCTGTCAGCTTAGACCAGCCATAGGTTAAATCGGGCGCGCCTATCTTTTTAAAGTTTAGATCTTTCTCTTTCAACTTATGTTTTTTTGACAGGGTTTGCAGCTCTACAGGATAGGCAGCTGATGAGCTGAAATAAACTACATAAGGCTGTCTAGTTACCATGCACCAGTTTGCAAACTCAGCATCTATAGCAAGATCTACTGCAAGGCTCAAAGGATTGCCCTCTATTTGTACACGCCCACCTACGATAGCTGCAAGATGTATTACTAAATCAAATTGTTTTGTTTCTAGCTTAAAAAAATTTCTGCAATCAGTCCCATTTTTAAGATCTACTAAAGTCAAGTTGGCGTAGGGCAACGCACGCCTAAAAGCTTTACCCACAAAACCATGTGAGCCTGTAATCAAAATGTTCATTTATATTTTCTTACAATTGCCGCATACTCTGAACTTATTAAATATTTTTGTAATGTCAAAAGATCCTGCTCATACCATTTAGGCTGATTGACTCTTTGATAACCTGCATCCATCTCAGCTTTACCTGCAGCTGGATGTATATGCTCAATGATCACATCAGGTAAATATTTTAAACAATCTAGGTCTATGGCTAATTGCTTAACAAAGTTGTCAAAAAATAAATGTACGCAACCAGGAAAGGTCATACCTTGTAACTCTGCTACAAGATTTCTACTCATTGCAAAAGCTGTTGGCAGATTTGCACCTTGCAACAGATCATCACCATAGGCAATACCTTGATCTAAACCTATCGCTTCCACAAGGGCTTTATCCCAGCCTTGGGTTCTAGGAAGGTGATCATCACCCATGAAAATAAAATAATCATATAAAGGAAACTTAGTAATATCCAACAAAATAACAGCCACATCATTAAGAGACTTTGCACAGCCACCTGTTTTATTTTCTGCAGGCATACACCTATACTCAAATTCATCCTCAAATCTTACATACTCAGACCAGAGTGGATCATCATTGTCTATGACAAAAAATAAATCTGCCTCTGCATTTGTATCTCTAAATGCCTTAGCCAATCTGTAAGCATTTAAAGGCCTGCCCCTGGAAGGTACTACTACACAGCTTCTCATCTGAGTAGGGTAAAGGAACTATTGCTTACTTATGAGGATGTCATAGAGCGTGTCTAGTTTTTGCTCTATGCGCCTTACTCTGCCCTCTAGGTTATGGCCGCCATTGCCGTCATCTTTTAGCTCAGATAGATAATGCTTTACTAGCCATCTAACTGTGGCAATTAACGCACCTACAATAGTTAAAAGTGAAATTATTAAAGCTGCCCAATCGTTCACACTCATTAGCTATTGATGCCAAACTTGTCATCCTGTGGATCAAAATAGCGTGCCAAAGGTGCAACTAAAGCACCTGCCAAAATCGCATACTCAGCGTTCCAATCTGCAATTAAAGCTAATGCAGTTGTAATAGATGCGGCGGCAACGCTTCTTAGATAAGACTTAATAATCTCTTTTTTCTTAACATCTAACTTCATTTTAATCCTAACTCTTTTATTTTTTGTTTAACTTTATTTTGATCTAACGCAATTTCAAAATGCATATCATCTTTACGCCTTTTGTAATTACCACCCCAGGTCAAACCATATTTAGTTATGAGTAGGTTAATTGTATTACGCTGATGCTTATTAAATGTATTTGACTTGCCCAAAGGATGCTTAATTGCATTTAAGTCAATGGCAGTGCCAGAGCTATGATTGCTTAATACTTTGTCAGATCCTCTGGTCATACGGAAAGCGTAGCCCCAGTCATCTAATTGGCCAATATCAATAGGCTCAACTAAGTCATTAAATTCTTTAGCAAAATTTACAAGCAAAGGTGCAACGGCTTTTGCACAAGCAAACTTTATAGATGTACCAGGCACAGTAAAAGACTCTATGCCAAGAGCTTTACGATCCTCACCAGCTGGCCAACCATTAGGGCTGGTAAGTTCTCTTATTGTGGCCATAAAAATAGTTAATTGGTAAAACTATTCCTCATCCTTAACAACAATTGGGGTGGATTGTGCCGCTATCATTTCATCATAGGTTGATTTCAGCATAGAGGTAAACTCATTATTGCCTCGGTCAATTATGGCGTGTACTAAACCATTTAATTCATCTGTAAAAAAAGTAACATTATCCATTTTTATAACTCCGCACTTAGTCCGACATAGCAATTTGCTGAATTTCCTACTAACCAAGCCGCACTACCACTTGTAAATACTGCCGATCCGTGTGTGTATCTAATTGTGGGCGTATTTTGATTTGCGTATAGCAAAGTAAAAGTACCGCCACTTCTAGTAGCACCTGAAGCATAAAC